ACACTAGCAAATGAATAAGATCGTGTTTCATTACGTTGAACATTAGTTCCTCGAAACTCTCATGAGTATACATCTGTCACCGCAACTAAAGGGTTTGCATCATATCTACCAGTTGATGATGGTACATATGAAAATATAAAAAATTGACCTGCCTGTGGTGCTGTTGCAGTGTCACTCACTACTTCAGTAATTTCTGTCATTAATTCATCAGGATCTTCGATTCCGATTAAACGATCTAATACTGGACTAATACGATTCATTTGACTCCGAGTTCATCCTCAGTCATTACCTTAAACACATACAATCGATCTTTACAATACTCTGATGCTGCTTTCCATTTTGCTTGATTGCGAGCATATTCATAAGTTTCATAAAGATAACCTTTTGTTTGTCTTTTTGGTTTTTTAGGAGGTTTAAGTTGTTTTTTAGGTTTGACTTCGATAATATACTTTTTGATTTTACCTGTAGTCTCCTTCAGTTTAACATAAAAATCAGGAAAATATCTATGAACTTTATTATCTATTGGAGATCGATATGGTATTGCAATCTCTTCACTACCCCATTCAAGTATATTTTCGTTCAAATCACAGTAAACCATGAATTTTCGCTCCCAAAGTGAACGATATATGATGTTTGATGGATTACCTTTATACTTTCGTGGGTAAGATGGTGAATATCTCCCTTTATATGACATAAATAATAATAAGAAAAATCATATAGGTATTTAGCGTGAGTTTTGTACAAAAAATCACGATGACCGATGCCAAAGTCAAATTTGGTAGTTTATCGCTGAATAATCAATATCAAGTTCATTTTGCTGGCATCAATGGTGCTGTCATAAATTATCTTAGGTTTGATAAAAGAATTAATAATGCTCAAGACTTTATAAGTCGTGAGGCTGGTATACTCTGTAATGATGCATCACTACCTGCAACTGCATATGCAACAGCAGAAGTGAAAGATAATTTTATGGGTGTGCCACAGGAGTTTGCTCATACTAGAATATACACGGATATTGACTTTACATTTTATGTGGATGAGGATTATACATTATTAAATATTTTTGAGGGTTGGATGGATTATATTTCCAGTGGTGCAGAAAGAGAGGTTGCTGATTTTCAAAGACCATTCTATCGAAGAATGAGATATCCTGATTCATACAAGTGTGATACCATGTTTATCACAAAGTTTGAAAAAAATCAAAAAAGAAGATTAAGATATCAGTTTATCAATGCTTTTCCAAAATCTATATCACCTATTCCTGTTACATATGGAGCAGCAGACTTAATGAAAGTTACTGTTAGTTTCAATTATGACCGCTATATAGTTGCGAATCAAATAGATTCGTGATATAATGCTAAATAAAACACTGAATTGAATAATTATGCCTTTACCAAAGATTAGTACTCCAACTTATGAATTGGTGTTGCCATCGAACAATAAAAAAATAAAGTATCGTCCATTTTTAGTTCGTGAAGAAAAAATATTAATACTTGCTTTAGAATCAAACGACTCGAAACAAGTTAGTGATGCAATTGTTGATATACTTACATCATGTATTCTTACTAAAAATATAGATGTAACAACTTTACCTACATTTGATATTGAGTATCTTTTTTTAAATGTTAGATCAAAGTCTGTAGGTGAAACAGTTGAAGTGAATATGACTTGTCCTGATGATGGTGTCACCTCTGTTGAAATGGCTATCAATATTGACTCAATTAAAGTCAAGAAAACGAGGGGTCATAATAATATTATTAAACTTGATGACAAATATTCAATGAAGTTGAAATATCCTTCAATGAAGCAATTTATTGAAAATAATTTTGATGTTGAGGATACAAATGTAAATCAATCACTTAGTATGTTATCTGGTTGTATTGATATGGTATATGATGAAGAGGAAAGTTGGGATGCCGAAGATTGCTCACAAGAGGAGTTAGATGGGTTTATTGAACAACTAAACACAAAACAATTTAAAGATGTTGAAAAGTTTTTTGATTCAATGCCTAAACTGTCTCATAAAGTTAAGATTACAAATCCAAAAACTGGAGTTGAATCAACCGTAGTATTGGAGGGTCTGGCTGCTTTTTTCAGCTAGGTATGGCCCACACGAATCTGGAGTCATACTATAAAATTAATTTTGCCATGATTCAGCATCATAAATACTCATTGACTGAGATTGAAAACATGATGCCTTGGGAAAGAGATGTTTATGTCGCTTTGCTCAAACAATATATTGAAGAAGAAAATTTAAAAAGACAACAAAGTAAAACATAATGCCATTACCTGTTCTCTCTGCTGTTAAAATTGCTGCTTCAGTAGCTAAGTCAGCAAAGAAAAAAAGACAGACACCAAAAATGCAAGTCACCAAAGTCATGGACATGGAGATGGATGATGGTGGTGAAGTGGCACCAAAAAAGAGAAGAGGAAGACCAAAGAAATTAAAAACACTTGCAGAAGTGAAGGCAGACATTAATTTAAGAGAATTTCAAAAGGCTCAAAAAAAATTAGCAAAAGCACAACTGGAAAATAAAGAACTTAAAAAGAATGCAAAAAAATTTATAAAGCCTGAGGAAATTACACCTCAGAAAGCACAAGTTGATGATGATAAGAATAAAATGATGGACTTTCTTACCAATGTCCTTCAACCTAGTCTGACTAAGATAGAGGAGAATCTTAGTAAAATTCTTGGTAACTTTGATAAACAGATAGAAACAGACAAAGAGAAACAAGATGATCTAAGAGTATCTGAAGAATTAGGTAGTGAAAAAGCAAGAGAAGAAAAATTAGAGAAACCAAAAGAAAAAGGGATGTTAGGAAGCACAGTTGATAAAGCTATCAAACCTGTGCAAGGAATGATGGATATGGTAATTAACTTTTTTAAGAATATTCTTTTAGGAGCTGTTCTTCAACAAGTAATAAAGATTTTTGAAAATCCTGAGATTATTATGAAACCCTTGAGAGATTTTACTAATGGAATCATAGATTTTATTAATGGAACAATAAGAGGTATAAACAAATTTATTTTAGGTCCTATTAATTTTGTTATTCAAGGGTTTATGGATGGATTACAATTCATTCTCAATCCATTTGCAGCTATAGCTAATAAATTTGGTGCTGATTTTGATTTACCTCTAGATCAATTTAGAGAAAACAATATGCAACCAGTGCAAATACCTGAGATTCCAAATTGGGAACCAAAAGCAGAGATGCAGGGTGGTGGTGAAGTGCCTGGTGAAGGAACAGGAGACACTGTACCTGCAATGTTAGAACCAGGTGAATTTGTCATGAGTAAAGGTGCTGTTCAAAATGAGGGACTTGAAAACCTAGAACAGATGAATGCAGAGGGTGGTGGAACTAATCAACCAATTATTAAAGATGGTACAACTTATGCACAGGGTGGTGGAGCTATAGATGTTAAGGGAAAGGGAAATACAGGAAAGATGACAATGAGGAGTGCAGATGGTAAACAAGTAGGATCAAGTTATAATGTAATTTCTGGTAAACCAGGTTTTGGTGATATTTCACAGGAAATGAGAAATGATGTGTCTGGTAAAGGATACCCAATGCCAGATGGCACATACAAAGTTCATAGTTTTGATGAGCATGGTCCTCTGTCAGGAGCATTGAAAGGGTTAGGTGATTGGTCTGCTTATGTTGGTAGTGGTGATGGTAATATGGGAGAGAGATCAGGAATGATGATTCATAGTGATATAGATCCTTATGGAACATTAGGATGTATTGGTGTTGATTTGGGTGGGAAACCAGGCACTAAAGCAGAGAAAGGTTTCTTAAAAGCATGGTCAATGACTAATCCTGAGACTATATCAGTTGATTTTGGTGCACCAACTGGAGGCACTACAGCAGATGGTACAAGGTCTGAAACATCAGATAATAGCATAGCAAAGATGTCATCTAGTCAATCAGGATCTAAAACTACACCACCACCCACTCCAAATGGTGGTGGTAAACTCGCCATGGTAGGTGGTGGAGGTTCAGGTGGTTCTGGTGGATTAACCTCTGGTAATGCACCTGCTTCTCAAAAAGGAGCAAGACGTTTTTCATCAGTTGATATGCGTGATGATTCTAATTTGATTGTTCAATCAATTTATAATTTGGTGGGATAAATGGCTATATTTACTACGTTAGTAACTGGTGTAAAAATATTAAAGAAAGTCTTGGATAAGAAGAAGCAGAAAGAGGCTGCTAAAAAATTTATTGGTGGTGGCAAGGAAGAGAAGCGAACAAAAGTAAGCAAAATAATGGATGAAGAGAGTTCATATGGTGAAACTAAGGTTATAAAACCAGAT